AAGAAACAGTAAGCGGCTCGATGTCGAAGTACGTCGATGCAATCGCTCGCTGGTCCAAATAATTATTAACTTATCTACTACTTTCGGAGAACAAAATGTCTTTACAACAACTCCAGGAGAAGTGGGCACCCGTTCTGAATCACGAAGCTCTTCCTGAGATTTCTGATTCCCACAAGCGTGGCGTCGTTGCACAACTCCTCGAAAACCAAGAGAAGGCTCAGATTGAAGAATCTGCGATTCTGACTGAGACCCTTCAGACCACTGGTTACACTGGTGGCGACACAGCAACTGGTCCTGTTGCAGGTTTCGACCCTGTACTGATCAGCCTCATCCGTCGCTCCATGCCTCAACTGATCGCTTACGATATCGCAGGCGTTCAACCCATGACTGGTCCTACTGGACTGATCTTCGCAATGCGTACGAACTACGGTTCTGAGCGTAACCCCGCAGCATCTGGCTACGACGAAGCATTCTTCAACGAGCCTAACGCTGGTTTCTCTGGCGGTCCTGGCGCATACGATCCTGGCGCAACTGGCGCTACCAACGATGCTGAAGGCACCAACCCTGCACTGCTGAACGATTCCCCCGCTGGAACCTATGAGCAGACTGCAGACGCAACTGGCATGACCACCGCTGCAGTTGAAGCTCTGGATGACAGTGCATCTAACACTGCATTCCGTGAGATGGGCTTCTCGATCGAGAAGGTCACCGTTACTGCACGTGCTCGCGCCCTGAAGGCTGAGTACAGCTTAGAGCTGGCACAGGACCTCAAGGCGATTCACGGTCTGGATGCAGAGCAAGAGCTCGCAAACATCCTCAGCACAGAAATCCTGGCTGAAATCAACCGTGAAGTTGTTCGTACCATCTACACCAACGCTGTAAAGGGTGCTCAGAACAACACCGCTACTGCAGGCATCTTCGACCTGGACGTTGACTCCAACGGTCGCTGGTCTGTTGAGAAGTTCAAGGGTCTGCTGTTCCAAATCGAGCGCGATGCAAACGCAATCGCCCAAGAGACTCGTAGAGGGAAGGGCAACACCATCATCACCTCTGCTGATGTTGCTTCCGCTCTGACCATGGCTGGTGTACTTGATTACACCCCTGCTCTGAACGCTAACCTTAACGTTGATGACACTGGTA